TCCACCAACCTCTTCCCAGTCAAACAATAACGTGTATCCATCAATGCAAATATCGTTGTTAAGAATCAACTGTCGGAGTTCGTCGCATTCGCAATCTGGACAGCAACAGGTTCGTCCCGGCATGTGCTTGCGTGACATTAAACGCATTCCTCCCAAACGACGAGATGCACATCGCCGAGCCGCAACAGCATGACATATGCTCCGCTGGTCACCGAAGTTGCAGCCAGATTGTAGGCGTCAACATTAAATCCACTGTCGGTGATGACGCGGTTGGCGCCAGAGATGGCCAGGTGTTTGACGGCCACGGTGGCTTTGCCGAGCGTGGTTCCAATGCGAGCTGGAACTCCAGTTGTAGCGACGGCGATTAGCAACTTGGTAGCGTCGTAGGTATCGCCACCGGTACCGCCGCCGGTCGAGTCGCCACCGATCAGGCGAATCAGCGCGTCGGTGTCGGCCAGATTGAAACCGAAAATTTCGTCGCCCGATGTTTCGGCCATAGGTTATTGTCGAATAAAGGTGGCAAAGTTAAGTTCGGTTTTTGTTTTGAATGTTAGCACTGCTGGGGTGGAGGATTTGCCACCAGATCCGTTGAGGTTGCCTTGGATGCGATAGCTGTTGGTGTCGTCCATGTAGCTGTACAGATTTCCGCCTGACTTGTAGCTCGTGCCAACGTCGAGAAGCTTCACGTCGTGCGTATCTGGATCAAACGTGACCTGGTAGGTGACTCGCCAGGCAGGATAGCCTCCATAGGTTCCTAGCTCTGCTCCTGTGACGTAAAGCAAAAGTGTTCTGGCAGAAAATCCAACGAATGACGAGGTATTGACGGTATCGTTGCGCTCCATGATGTCCAGCAAAGACTGGCTAGCGTCCTCAAACTGTGTGAATGAGAACTGGGCTAGCGTCGTGGTTTGCGTCAATGGTGTGTCAAACGGCTGATCAGCAGAGTTGACGATGTATTTTGCTGGCGTGCTCTTATCGACGTAAAGGACTCGCTCTTTGGTAATGAACGAGTCAACGCGAAAGATCGGAAGCCATGTTGTTGGATCTGGAGACGGGTTGAGAGGGTCCTGTTTTTGTCGCTCGCGGGTTTCGAACTCGCATTCAATGTGCCAATAATGCGGGTTGGATTCCTGGCGTTCGGCCTTGATGCTGGTGCAGACCGCGTTGTATGGACCGTAACCCAGGCCGACAATGGGCAGGCCTGGCGTGAAGGCAAAGACTTCTTCGCGGCTGGTAGTTTTTTCGGTGGAGTAGACAAGCAGCGTTGCGGAAAATCCGTAGCTCAGTCCACCCTCGCCCTCGCTGCGGAGCGTTGCCGATCCGCGTCGCATTTCGCCAACAATGGAAAGTGCCATCTATCGCCTCTTGCTCAAGACAACGGTGTTTTTTTCATTGAACTTACGAAACTCTTCCTTCATCTCGTCGAGTTTCCTTAGGTGTTCTTGGCGGTGCCGCGCGTCTTCGTTCTGCCTGTTCATCATTTTGTACGCTTCGACCGTTCCGGCTCGGATGGCCGGTGCAATGTTGGTGTCGGCCTCGCCGATACGTTTGGATTGCATTTGCTCGATGGCTCGCTCTCGTTGGTCTCGCTCCTGCATGATCTCGCGATCTGAACGCTGCATCTCCATGCGATCAGTGCGAAGGTCTTCCCTAAATTGCTTGAACTTGTCGATTTCGCGCTCGAGTTCGTCGGCGAAAAACGCACCAATGTTTTGGTCTGCCTGGTCTCGCATCGCTTGAGCTTGTCTGGCTAACTCCTGCATGGCCTTGGTGGTTGTGCCCATGTTTTGCCACGAAAAGTTTGTCACCAGATCCTCGATGGCTGTGCGGTCGCCGGTGTTGCGGTCGGCGAACATGCCTTTGAGTTTGTCCTCAAGTTCCTTTGCCGCGTCACCGCCGAGTTGCTGCTGCACTTCGCGGATCTTGGCTAGCTCGGACTGCATCACTTTACGTCGGTCAGCGGTGATCTTTTCAAAGTTTTGCTGAGCCGTTTTGTCTGCGTTCTCCATGATCTCGCCAGGCTTGGGAAGCTGGTTCGTCTGCATAATAAGATCTTTAACAATCGCGTAGACGTTTCCCCATCCTTTTGCTGACTCTGCGATAAAATAGGTGAGATCTTGCTGTGCTGGCAAAATTGCAGATTGAAGCTGAGCACCATAAACTAGCAACGAATCTTTCATACGCTCCATTTCGTCGGCGTTCTTGCCGATCGCTGCAGCTTGCTCGTCACTGAGCAGCAGATTGCTTCGCCGCAGATGCTCCTCCATGCTGGCGAATTGCTCGTTGGTGGTTTGCAATGCCGGAACCATTTCGATTCCTGCCTTGCCGAAGAGTTGCATTGAGACCTGCATCTGTTCGCCGTGGTCGGCAATCTGACGCGTGGCGGCTGCCAATGTCTTGAATTGAGTAACCGCGTCCATTCTGGAAAGCGCGTTAATATCGACGCCGATCTTCTTGAGTGAGTTAGCCAGGTCGTTGGGCTTGCCCGAGTTGATTGAATCGCGAGCCTCAAGAATGTTTACCTTCATCTTGCCAATAGCGTTCCGCACCTGCTCAACCGAAACGCCGCCAGTTTCTGCAAGCGTTTTCTCCAGCGTGATCAATTCGCTGAATGAGATGCCAACCTTGGCCGCAGCGTCGCCGATGTTGTCAAGTTGCCGCGTCGATTCGGCGGCGAAGCTGGTTACTTGCTGGATGCCGACGGCAGCAACCAGGCCGCCCGCCATGTTGCCCAGAGCACCGCGACCCATGGCGAGCGCACCGGCACCGAGGCCACCTTTTCCGACCTGCGTCTGGGCTTTGCGTCCATCGATGGTATTCATCCGCGTTTGCAGTTTGTCGAGCGAAGCCCGGTACTGGTCGATGTCAATTCGACCTTCCATGAACGATCGGCTAAGCTTGTCAACCTGCGACTGCATGCGTGGTGGCAAGTTGGCTTGCTGCACCACGTTATTAATTGCGTTAGCAAACTGACCAGCATCAATGGCGCCGCTACCAAAGGCTCGTTTAAGTAGATCGAGATCTCGGCTGAGCTTGTTGGTGGCCGGCTCGGCGGTGCGAAGGATGCTGCCGAGCTTGCTGATTTCGGCACGCGTGGCGTTCATGCCTTCCTTAAGCTTGGTAATGTCGAAGGACGCCGAGATGTTGGCCGCGTTAATCGTTGTCGCCATCGATCACCTCCGATAAGCCAAAAGCTGCTGCGAGCGAACGGAACTGGTTGACTGCATCGGTCTCGGTGGGAATGTCGATCTTGGTTTCCTTGGGCGGCTGGTAGCGAGGTGGCATGAATTGCTCCCACTCCGGCGGCTTTTGGCCCGCGTCGCAAAAGGTTTTTAGTGCGATCTGGTGTGCGATCATTGCCGATTGCTCCCATTGGCCGCCGATAGGTTCGACGGCGTCGAACGCTTCCCAATAGTCCAAGGTTCCGATTGGCATGGACGCCAACCAGGAACGCACATCGACAATGCCCCATTGCAGAGCCAGACGACCGGCAAGCCTTAGTCGTCGGCTCCGTCGGAGTTTTTTACAAGTTCCTTGACCTCGCCGGTTTCGTAGCGGTTTAGCTTCTGGCACTCGTCAAACAGCTTGCCCGCGATACTGCGAGGCAGTCGCCGCAGCTCGGACTCGTGCTGCACCATGCGGTTGCCATCGTCGTCGATGAGCATCATGGCGATGAGTGCACGGCGAGCGGTGGCGTAGTTGACGTTGCCTTTTTTGTCTTGCAGGCTGAGCTCGTATTCGGTGCCTTGCTCCTCGGTCATTTCACGCAGACGGTAGTTTGATCCGTCGATGGCGACGACCGTTTCGCGGAGTGGCCGTTCAAGCAAGGCGAGAAAATCATTCCTATTCATCGTCGTCCTTTTCGTTGGATAGCTGAGCGTCGAGCACTTCCTCGATCGCCTTGAGTGTCTCCATCGGCTTGCGAACCTTGCCCGGCTTTTCAAGTCGCTGACGCTCGGCCTCGCAGCCGTCAACGACGGCTTGGACATCGGCATAGGGAAAGCGATAGATTGGCAGGATCTGCGAGCCTGGAGCGTAAGGGAGGTAGCCGACAAGGCGACCGTGCCAATAGATTTGCCATTGCTGCTCGTCTCGCCAGATGCCGCGGACGGTCATGGCGAGGTGCGGCTTGAGTTCGACGCTTTTGGGTGCTGTCATGGTTACGCCGGGGTAAACGCAGGATCGGAAACGCCATCGAAGGCCAGCACCATGCGGCCCATCATGGCTTCGCCTTGAGCGCAGTTTGGCGTGTCGACTTCTTTGACGAAGACAGTGCCGGAGAGCGAGCCAGCCCCTGGGTAAGTGATGGTCGCGGTGACGCCAGCGTAAGGCTCGGCCGTCGGCACTTGCGCGGTCGTGATCGGAACGGACGCCCCGGTCCAATAAAACTCGATCTCGACTTCGGTAAATTCACGCAGGTCAGATGGTCGGCGAGTCTTGAACGCAGTGGTGCTTAGGTCAGTGGTTTCAATCTCACCGACGGAGAACTTGACGGGGCTGATCCGCTTGATCAGCGTTGGTGCGATACCACTGGCGGTCAGCGTCGTGCCGAGGCCGGTATCTGGAATGGTCAGTGCTGGCATGGTTTAGGGCTCCTTGTAATGGACCAAACAATCAAACGAAACGATGTACCGATGTTCTTGGTTGCCGTCGTCGGGCGGTTCTTGCAGATACTCGTCGCCCGAGTCGAACTCGACGCCGCAAAACGTGTAGCCAGAGGTGACGCCGCGGTAGGCATCGATGCCTGTTTCACGGATCGCTTTGGACAGTGCCGATGCTGCGGTGCGTGTGGTGGCGTAGCAGTCGAGCTGGATCCGTGCGTGGGCAAGTTTTTGGAGCCCCGCGATGCTGTGCTCACGCTGCGTGCTGACGGTGTAATAGATGATGGCTGGCAGTGTAGCGCGTTGAACCAATGCGTCTGGGTACATGCGTTGGCCGACGATCGCCGAGACGGTCGCATAGGAAAGCAGTTTGGTTCGGAACGCTTCGCCAATGGCGCTCATCTATTCCCCACTGATGACGGTGATTGTGCGAGCCGCGGTTTCGGTGCTGGTCGACACGAGCTTGAGGTACTTGACCGCTTCAAACTGGTCGCGATTAAGTGCAACGTGACGCGAGGTGCCGACTCCGATATTGATTTCAGTCGATTCGTAGTACATCGGCGTAAAGGTCGCGTTGTCGTTGCTGGCCTGAAACTTGACCGAGGTGCCGGTGAGTGCCGCTGGCAGAATGATTGCCAGCGGAATGCGGTTGTTCTCAAGCGTCAGCGTTGTCGACGTCGTACCCGAGGAAGCGATGGTGACGGTATCGGTGAGTCGTAAATTCTTAGCCAAGGCGAAGCTCCTTGATTTCGATTGCCAGTTGATCTTGGAACGCTCTGAGTTGTTGCGACTTGGTTTCGTCGTAGGCTTTTTGCAAGAAGTGCGGATTGTCTCGCGGTCGAAGCCGGCCAGTATCGCGGCCCCACAAAATGTGGCGTCGGCCTTTGGGTGAAGCGTCGAATTGTTGCTTGTTCCCCTTAGGCCATTTGGCTCCGATATAAACCCGAGCGCCTTTGTTGTGACGAATGGTTTTGATGCCCATCTGCTTGCCGGAATCGACTTGCCACTTGGCGTCGTTCTTGAATTTTGCAGACCACTTTTTGCGACTGCCGGATCGCTGACTCGATGGTGCCAGTGCCTTGGCTCGCTCGGCGATCGGTTTGGCCATTGCCTTGAGACAACGCTCGGCTGGACCAAGACGCAGCAGCTCATGAATCTGCGTGAGCTTTGCGATTTGGTATTCGTCGAAAGTGAAGTCGATTTTGATGCTCATGACGTACACACCAGTTCGATGTAGCGACGCAGGCCGTCGATGTCATTGACGTAGGTGATGCCGTAGTCGGTGCCGTTGTAGGTGATCTTTTGCAGTGGCGAGTAGCCAGCGCGGTAGCGGACTCGGAACACGGCTCGCGTACCGTCGGTGTACTGGCGGCCTCGCATCGACTCGGTGCCGCCGGTCGGAACAAACTGGCACGGCTCGTTTTCGAGGAATGTGGACCAGGTAACGACAGGCTGGCCTGCGGCGTCGAGCGTCTCGGTCGGCGTTTTAATGGTGCAACGCTGACGCATGGATCCGACGGCGAAGGAGGATGGACGGCCAGGCATTATGGGTAGGTGCTCCTGGCGTAACGGAGGACCAGGTCTTCGTAAACTTTGCGGTTGTACGAGCCTTCGTTGACCAACATGTCTCGGTTCTCGAAGTAATGACCGACGAGAAGCAGCATGGCACGCTTGGCGATCGCCGGAACGCTGGTTGCGTCCTGGGAGTAGCCAAGCTTGTAGGTGATCTCCCAGGCGTCCCAGCGATCGGCGACGGCTGGCAAGGTGATCTGGTACGCGTAGCGAAGCTCGTTGATGTGGAGCTGGTACTGCGACGCGTTCCAGGTGGTCAGGTTGTTGGCACCGTCGTAGTACTTGATCGATGTAATGGAGTGAACAGGTCGCTTGGGCAAGGCGAGTCGGTCGGTGATGTACCCTATGCGGACCTTCCAGGTTTGGAAGCACATTACCGAGTCGGTGTCATGTTCCCATTGCTGGCGAGCCTCAGCGATCGCGCTTTGCAGTTGCACGTCGTGGGTGCTGTCGCTGCTGGCGATCTCCAGTTGCTTCTTCGCTTCCGCTAGTGTCAGCGGTTCCGCTGTCGGTCCTGTCACTAGCTCGGCTTGGAATCTCATACTGGGCAACTCGCATTCGATTGACTAACAGATCCTCGACACCACCACCTAGCTCAGTCAGCACTGTGCCCGGCGGAAACCATTTCCACGGCTTGGTCAACTTGATCATCTTGATTTGTTTCCTTCGCTTTGCGTTTGTCGTGTTCGGCCTGCATCATCTGTTCCCACTCCTTGGGGTAGACATGAATCGGTTCCATGTTTTCGTCGTGGATGACGACCATTTCTTCGAGGTGACCCAGACGCACGCCTGGATCAAGCCAAAGCTTGAGTCCAGCATCCTTCCATTGCTTCCAAAACCAAACGTCCGAATCGATGCGATCGTCGCCCCATGATCCTTTTGGATCTGGCTGGCAAAAGAACCAAGGCTTGGCGACCTTGGGTAGTCGTTTGGCATTGATAACAGTGAGGCCAAAGTGAGCGGCATCCACCTGGATCGGGTAGCCGCTCCATTTGGCCGATGTATGACCCTCTTTGAAGCCAAGCATCCATTTTTTGCCGCGACGGACTTGGATGCCGCACACGCAATCGAGATCCTCTTGTACGGAGATCGAGATGAGGCGGTGCAGTTGCTCGGCAGTAAACAGCGTGTCGAAGTCGATCGTGACGATGTAGTCAACCTCGGCTTCGATGGCGGACTCCATCATGCGTTGCATGTTTTGGCCGTAGAAAACGCCAAGACCCACGTTGAGCGGAATCTTGATCTGTCGCAATGCGGCCTCAATGTTGGTGCGGCACCAGGTGTTTTCGTACCGTGGCACAGTCATGATGGCTTGGACTCGGACTTGCTTGTTAGACACCGCTGTTGTTCCTCCTAGCGTTGGCTGATTAACCGATGACAACGACGTCGGCGTTGTTGCTGTTGGCGACGTTCTTGAACTCGAGGTCCAAGGAACCGACAACCGAACTGATCACAGCACCGTTGGTGGACGTGTCTGGCGTGACGGTGAGTCGCAAGTGCGAGCCGCGACCTTTCATGTCCACGTGGTAGGCAACGACAACGGCATTGGTGTTATCGATGACACGGTTGAAATTGCTGTTGAACGTCGTCCAAGTGCCGGTGGCGGTGTTGCCCTCAGCGAGTTGGACTGTCACGTTGGTCGAGTTGGTATTCGCCTCGGCACCGAGCGTGACAAGGATCGTTGCGTAGTCAGCACCGCGGCAATCGAATGCCGCAGAGCGTGCGGTGGTGGCCGCAGTGACTGGACCGAGAATGACGTTGTAGTCTTTTGCTTGCGAACTTTTCATGAGTATGGATTCCTGTGCTGGATGGTCAGATCAAATAAAGGGGGCCAGGCCGTGGACCAGGCCCCCAAAACGCTAGGAGGAACTAGCGGTTAGCCGAAGGTCAGAGCGACGATGCCGCCGCTGATTGAGCTGTCGCCGCGATCGTGGACGACAATGTCAAACCGTTCCGTTGCACGGATGTTGATGGTGTCGGTGAGGAAACCGAGGCTGTTGTCTACAGCCAGCGAGATGCCTCGACGCGAACCAAAGAACACGCCGTTGGACAAGTCGCCAAAGTACAACGCTCGCTGGGTCGTGGTGCCGGTAAGGGCACTGTTGAGCACCTGCGAAACGACGACTGGATAGCCTAGAAACATTGGCATCACGCCACCGAGCAACTCAGCAGATGTGGATCCGCCTTGAGCGTTGGCGAGACGCTGCATGGATGCAGCCCAGCCGGCTTGGCTGACGTACCACTTGGGCGAGCCCCACAACTTTCGTTTGCCAACAACGCTCTCGAAGTTCGCAAGCGTCAGGGTACTAAAGGTCTGGTTGGATGTCGCAGTGACAACCGACGCGGAACCGAGTGACTGAGCAAGCCCAACGATACCGCCGTAGGTGCTTGTGCCGTCACCTAGGAATAGGGCTTCGTCTTCTTTGATGGCGAAGGATTGTGCCACAGAGCGTGCCACCATTTCACCGATTGAGATGACGGAGTCTTCATTCAGCTCGGAGCTGACAGCGACGACTGCGGCCAGTTTCTTTGCGTCGAGTTGAACCGTGTTGACGTTGATGTCAGACGCGGTGATGGTGTTGCCTTCGCCGACGTAGTAGGCGGTTGCCTCACCGGAAAGTCGCGGCATGATCATCTTGGCGTCGCCCATCGTGACCTGCTGGCACTCGCGACGAGCCACACCGTACTGCTCTCGCAACTCGATGATGGTCGATTCGAGAGCATCAGGAACCAAGTAACCGCCGGTAATGTTTTCGTTGCTGGTCATGGTCGCTCGGATGCCATGCTCACGGCACCAGTTCTTGGCCTTGCGGCTGCCGAACAGGTTGGCCATGATCCACTGGCCAGAAGCGTAGGCGTCCTCTTCCCTCTTGAATGCTTGCAGACGGCCAGCGGCTCGGGCTCGGGCGGGAATCTTGATCGCCGGTCGAGCTGCGGACTCTTCCTCGGCGATGACTTCCTTGCCCTTGGCGATGACATGAGCAACGATCTTGTCGGCTCGTTGCTTGGCTTCAACCAGCTCGGCAATCTTGCCTGGCTTGTTGTCGGTGCCAACAATGGAATCGATCTCTTCGATTTCGTCGGCGAGTAGTTCGCGATTTTCTTCTTTGGCAACTGCCATGATCGCTTCAACGCGTGCTCGCAAGGCTTCAATTTCCTTGGCGAGATCTTGAGGACTTCTCATTTTGGTGCTCCGTGCAATGCGGCAGCACAAAACGAAAAA